GTCGCAGTTTCTCTCTCGGTCGCCCAGGATCGACGTGATTGACTGGCGATCGTGGCCAGGACCGGGCGCATCCCACGGGCTCGGGTCGAGATTGCGCTGGATCACTCCTTGGCCCGGCGGCCCGACATCGAAGAGGCGATGCGGGCGCATCTGCGCTCACAGGCCCGGGCGGTCGACGTGGCCGAGGCGCAGCGCCGCCCCGACCTCGTGAGTGAGGCGAACCGCACCTACCTGGCCAGCCTCCAGGCGGCCGGGCTGACCCCGAAGCTGGACCTGGGACCGGGTGACCCCTTTGATCGACTCCTGGCCGAGCTGGGCGGGTCCGCCTCCGGCGGCTTCGACACCGCGCAGCCCTGAACGCGCCACCTACGGCGGCGAGGCGGCCAAGCTGGCCCGCCTCGTCGGCCGTCCCTTCATGCCCTGGCAAGCCTGGACAGCCGACGTGGCCCTGGAGGTGGATGAGTGGCAGCGGTTCGTCTACCGCAGCGCCGTTGTAACCGTTCCGCGACAATCGGGGAAAACGGTCCTCGACGGCGTGGCCATGCTCCAGCGGGCGCTGCGGATCGTCCGGGCCCGGGTCTACTTCACGATGCAGACCGGCAAGGACGCCCGGGACTGGCTGGTCAACGAATACTGGCCGATGGTCGCCGCCCTCGGCCCGCAGTTCGTCCACCTGCGCAAACAGACCGGGTCCGAACATGTCGAATGGCTGCCGACGGCCGGGCTGATCCGGCCCTTCCCACCGACGCCCGACGGCCTGCACTCCAAGACCAGCGACCTCGTCGTCATAGATGAGTGCTGGGCCTTCGACATGCTCCGCGGCAAGGCGATCGACCAGGCCGTGGTACCCACCCAGGCTACGAAACCCGACGCCCAGGTCTGGAAGGTCAGCACAGCCGGGGATGCGTCGAGCGTCTGGTGGCTGGGCACAATCGAGGGCGGCCGGGCCGCCGTGCGCGATGGCCGCCGCGACGGCCTGGCCTTCTTCGAGTGGGCCTGCCCGGACCACCTGGACCCGATCGACCCCAAGTCCTGGCCCCAGTACCACCCGGCCTACGGACGCACCATCAGCGACGAGGCCATGGGCGCGGCCCTGGACATGCTCGGGCCCGACGACTTCGCCCGGGCCTACGGCAACCGCTGGGTGAGCACGCTGTCGAGGGCGATCCCGGCCGGGGCGTGGCTGGCGCTGGCGACCGACGATCCTCCGGTCCCTGTGGCTGGCGCTGTGGCGTTCGGGTTCGACGTGGCGGTGGATCGGTCCAACGGGGCCACCGTGGCCGCCTGGCGAGACACAGACGGCAATGGACGCATCGAGGTGGATCAGGTGCGCCCCGGCGCCTCATGGATACCGGGGCGCCTGGCCGAGCTCGCTGACCGCTGGTCGCCGGTCGCCGTGGCCTACGACGCCACCGGGCCCGCCCTGGACGTGGCCGACCAGGCCCGGCGGGCAGGCGTCGAGCTCGCCCCGGTGACCGGCCGGGACTACGCCGCCGCCTGTCTCGGGTTCTTGGAGGCCGTGGTGGCCGACGTGCCGTCGCTGCGCCATCGGCGCAATCCCGACCTCGACGCCGCCGCCGCCGCCGCCGTGCGCCGACCGTCGGGCGACGCCTGGGTCTGGGGACGGCGCCAGTCGACCGAGTCCCTGGCCCCGCTCACCGCCGCCACGCTGGCCCTTTGGGCCTTCGACCATGCCCCGGCATCCCTCGGCGACTTTCGCGTCTACTAGCCCTGCTGATTCACCCGGAGCACGCGGTGGCCATAGGTGCGCGTGCTGGTCCGATGCACACGCGGCACGGCATTGGCGCGCCCCTCACCCGTGAGGACGACCTGGCGCTGGCCCTCGTATGCGGCCTTCACGCTGGCCAGCTCGCGGTCGGCCTTGTCGACCTCGGCCGTCACCTCCTCCAGCAGTTCCGGCGTGGCCTCCTTGGCCTCCACCTTGGCCGCGACCCGCTCACGCTTCTTCCTGGCTGCCTGGCTTCTTCCGTTGGCCCGTGAGATGGCCGTACCGACGGCAGTCTTGGTCTGCTTCTTGACGGGCATCCGCTTGCGGGAGTCCAGCGAGAAGCTGAAGGGCTCGATCTGGTCACCAGCGTCGAATGCCACGACGTAGCCCTGCACGGCGTAGGGCGTCAGGTAGACGTGACGCTCACCGCCCGCCGACCACCGGATCGACTGGATATCCACGTCGATGCGCGAGGCGTCGGGGATCGTGCGGGCGAGGGCTTGGGCCACCACACACCGCATTGAGTTCTTCTGCTCGGCCCTGGCTATGTCCGCCTCGGTCACCTGCACCCGGATGCGGCCGTCGCGGTCGGTCACTTTCGTCATTCCCCCACCCCTCACTCCAAACTCTCAAACATTTTTGTTTGAGAGTTTGGGAGCATAGGGACGAGCTGACTGGCCGTCCAGTGCGAAGCAGTGTCCCAAGGCTGCTCGCGGGTTGCTTGCTAGCGTTAGCGCTCGGTGGTAATGCTGGCGCAGCAACCGGCCCTCTTCGGTGGCCGCGTCATGGCCCGGGACGGCTCCTTGTTGCCACCTCCTGGGACTTGGGGCCTCCCGGGCGCCTACGTCTACGACTCGACCAGCGCGAGGCGCATTCCCGCCGTCGGGCGTGCCCTGTCGCTGCTCACCGGGCTTATCAAGCAGATGCCGATGGACGCCTACCGCGGCTACCAGCGCCTGCCCCAGCCCCGGCTGCTGTCACGCCCGGACCCCGACCGCGGCGGGCCCTGGTTCGTCCAGGTGTCGGCCGAGGATTACCTGCTGAACGGGAACGCCATCGCCGTCATCACCTCACGCGGCGCCGACGGCTGGCCGCTGACGGTCATGTGGCTGCCGACCACGTGGGTGCAGGTGGTCTGGAACCCGTACAACCTCGACCCCGACGCGGTGCTCACCTACTACTACGCCGGTGTGACGCTGCCGACCGAGAACGTGATTCACGTGCGCCGCTCGGCCGACCGGGCCTATCCGGTGCGCGGCGTCGGCATCGTTGAGGAACACCTGTCGACGCTCGACCGCATGGCCCAGGAGGAGGAATACGAGCGCGGCGCCCTGGCCGGTGGCGCCGTGCCGTCGGTCGCCATCATCACGCCGCAGACCACGCTGACCCAGGGCGTGGCCGACGAGGCCAAGGACAACTGGATGTCCAAGTTCAGCGGCCCGGTGCGCGAGCCCGCCATCCTGCCCAACGGCACCCAGGTGATCCCGCTGGCCTGGTCGCCGACCGACGCCCAGCTCAACGAGGCCCGGCAGCTCTCGATGATCGACGTGGCGAACATCTTCAACCTCAACAGCTACTGGACGAACGCCCCGGGCGCGTCGATGACCTACCGCACGGCGGCGCCGCTGTATCAGGAGATTCTGCGGACCTCGATCGAGCCGATCCTGGCCGACCTGGAGGACGCCTGGTCCGACGCCTGGCTGCCGCGGGGCACGACCGTCCGCTTCCGGCGCGGCCAGCTGCTGCGCGAAGACCTGGCCACGACGACGACCGCCGCTGTCGCCTCCTACGGCGCCGGGATCACGACGTTGGCCGAGGCCCGGGTCGAGCTCGGCCTGCCCCCGACGACGGCGGGTGAGCTCGGCTCGGGCGCCGACATGAACGCCGACGGGACGACGCCGCCGCCCGTGGCGGCCGAGCCCGACGACCCCAACAATCCCGACACCGGGGGGACCGATGCCCCAAGCACCTGAAGCCCGCATGTACCGCTCGGCGCTGGCCCTGGCCGAGGTCGGCGCCGACCGGGTGGCCGGTCGTTACAGCGAACTGAACGGGCGCGCCGTGCCCTTTGAGCGCTGGGCCGACGTCGGCTGGTTCATGGAATCCCACGCCCGGGGCAGCCTGGCCACCTCGACCAAGAACGGCGCCGGTAAGAAGCTGCCCCTGCTGTGGGCCCACGACAACCGCTCACTACCGCTCGGCCACGTCGAGGAATGGGAGAACACCGACGACGGCCTGTGGGGCACCTGGCGCCTGAACGACCGGCCCGAAACCCAGGAGGTGGCCCGGGCCGTCGATCACGGCGACCTCTTCGGGCTGTCTATCGGCTTCGCCCCGATCCGCAGCGACTGGGCCTACGTCGCCGAGTGGGCGCCCGACCTCGGCCCCGAGCACAAGGACCGCGTGACCCGGCAAGAATCCCGCCTGCTCGAGGTATCCCTGACCCCGACGCCCGTCTTTGAGGACGCCGAGGTGGCCATGGTGCGCTCGGCCTTCAACATCCAGACCCGGGCGGCCATGACAACCCAGCGCCCGCTGGCCGTGGATGCTTGGCGCGAAGAGGTCGAGCGGTTACGCTCACGCCAGCCATAGACCGCGGCCAGCCCGCCCCACGGCCGGGCCCGGACCGGGGACCGGGTGTCGAGCCCGCCCTATCCGGGGCCCACCGCATCGGGACAGTTGAGCGCCAGCATCGTGCGCCCCTGATCCACCTATTGCGGAGGTCCACCCGTGGCCAATTACGTTCTCGACTCGCTGCTCACCGAGCGGGCCCAGCAGATCAGCACCATCGACTCGATCCTCGCCGAGGTCGAGGGCCGTGACCTGACCGACGCCGAGCGCGGCCTGCTGGAGCGGGCCCGTGAGCGCATCGGCGACATCGACAAGCAGATCGAGCCGCTGGAGAAGTTTGAGGCGCTGCGCGGCACCCATGCCGACACGGCGCGCCAGATCGGCATGGGCGGGCGCCCCGACCTGCTGCCCGCCGAGCCGCGGCGCATCGACGGGGCGAACGGTCGCGCCGCCCACCGGACGCCGGGCGCCTTCCTCGTGGACTACCTGCGGGCCTACGGCATCACCGACCGCGGACGGCCCGACGAGCAGGCGGCGGCCCGCCTGGCCCAGACCCGGGCCGTGGCCGACCAGAAGACGACCGACACGCCGGGCATCCTGCCGACGCCGATCGTCGGAACCGTCGTCAACCTGATCGACGCCAACCGTCCGTTTGTCAGCTCGCTCGGTGGCGCCAAGGCGCTGGGCGGCATCCCGGGCGCCACCTTCACCCGGCCGAAGATCACGACGCATGTCAGCGTCGGCCAGCAGGTCCCGGCCGGGGGTGCCGGTGAGAAGACCCAGCTGCCGTCCCAGAAGATGACCGTGTCCCCGGTCAGCTTCGCCAAGGCCACCTATGGCGGAACCGTGGACATCTCCCGTCAGGACATCGATTGGAGCTCGCCCAGCGCCTGGGACATCCTGGTTACCGACCTGGCCAACGTCTACGCCGTGCAGACCGAGACGGCGGCGTCGGGCGCCTTCAAGACGGCGGCCACGGCGACGCCGGTCGTGGTGGCGACGAACGACCTGAAGGGCTGGACGCTGGCGCTGTACACCGCGGCCATGCACAGCTATCAGGGCGGCCTGATGATGCCCAACCGCATCTGGTGCAGCCTCGACGTCTGGGCCGCCCTCGGCTCGCTGGTCGACGTGGCCCGGGTCGTGTTCCCGCCCGACACCGCCGTCGGCGGCGACGCCATGGACAGCATGGACGCCGGGGGCGCCTCGCTGATGGACTTCCGGGGCGACATCCTGGGCGTGCCCCGGATCGTCGTGCCGACCTTCCCGGCCGGTACGTGCATCGTCGGCCCGGCTGGCCTCTTCGAGGTCTACGAGGAGGTGATCGGGCTGCTGTCGGTCATCGAGCCGTCGATCCTCGGCGTCCAGGTCGCCTACGGCGGTTACGTCGCCTTCGGGTCCCTCGCCGCTCCGGCGTTCATCCCGCTGACGCCACCGGCCGGGATGCCGACGCTGGCCGAGGTCAACGGCGAGGCCCCGGCCGAAGAGGACGCCCCGGCCAACGGCGGCAACGGCGGCAAGGCTGCGGCGAGCTCCAAGTGACCTGGGCGATCAAGCCCATGGGATCGTGGGGTGCCGCGACCTCGTCGGCCCCGGTGACTGACTTCCCGGCAGTCTTGGCACTGCCGGGGAGTTGGCACTGGTATCCCGCCAACACCCTGGCCGTCCGTAAGGACCAGTGGGCGTCCCTGGCCGCCGCGCCCGAGGTCGACTCGATCACCCCGACCGGTGGCCCCGTGGGCGGTGGCACGGGCCTGACCATTCGCGGCTCGGGCCTGATCGGGTCGACCGGCGTCACCGTGGGCGGCACGGCGGCGACCGGGTTCCTGGTCAACGCCGACGCCACGATCACCTGCATCACCCCGGCCCACGCCGCCGGAGCGGTCGCCGTCGTCGTGCTCAACCCCCGCGGCAACGTCACCGCGGCCGAGCAGTTCACCTACGCCTGATATGGCGGCCTGGCCCGCGCTGAAGGAGGTGCGGTCGTATCTCCGCATGGAGGTGAACCCGACCGAAGACGCCGTCATCCAGGCGGCTCTCGATGCCGCCATCGACTACGGCGTCAACGTGCTCGGGACGCAGCTGGTCGACAACGGCGACGGGACCTTCGGCCCGGCGACCGAGCCGATCTATCCCTCGACCACCCAGACGCTGCCCGACGCCTGCCACTACGCCTGTCTCCAGCACGCCGGAAAGCTCTACCGTCGTCGCGACTCACTCGACGGGACGCTGGGCGTGACCGACGGCGGCGTGGTGCGGGTGTCGGGCCGCGACCCCGACATCGATCGTGGCTATGCCCTGTACGCCCCGCTGGTCTTCGGATGACGTGGCACCGGGCCGACTTCTGTAAGGCGCTGTACGACCTGCTGTCGACGGCGCCGTGGCCGCCCGGGACGCCGGTCGACCCCGACGACTACGTGGCGGGCCCGCCGACGATCTTCGAGCGCCCGCCCTCGACCGTGAACCCGCCCGCCGTGGTCATCGGCCGCCCGACCGAGGTGCGCTACTCCGAGGCCGCCTTCGGGGTCGATATGGCCGACTTCGGGGTGTTGTGCGTGGGGCCGATCGACGGCGACGACATCGTGGACGGCCTCATCGGGTTCGTCCGGTCAGCCATCGGGCCCGACCCGACGCTGGGCGGGACGTGCAAGTCGCTGGTGGCCGGGGCCGAGCGCAACTGGCGGGCGCTGCGCGTCGCCGGGGTCGACGTGCTCGTGGCCGAGGTGGCGCTGGAAGTGATGATGTGACGTCGGGCGTCGAGGTCATCGGCGGCGCCCGGGCGGCCGAGGACGTCGCCCGCTACGCCGCCCAGCTCGCCCCGGCCATCTCCCGCAAGGCCCAGGGCCTGGCCGCCTCGATCGAGGGGAAGGTGCGCGAGCTGCAGCCCGTGGCGACCGGAGCGCTGGCCGCCACGGCCCAGGTCGTCCACGACGGCGACACCTCGGCCAGCGGGTTCGGGGTGCAGGTGGGCGAGGGCCTGGCCTACGCCTATTGGATCGAATTCGGCGGCAGCCGGGGCCGGGCCCACGTGCCGCAGGGCCGCAGCGTCTACCCGACGATGCACGCGGCCGAACCCCAGTTCGCCGCGCTCGCCGCCGAGACGGCCGAACAGACCGTCGCCTCTTACCCCTGGTCGACCCCGACATGACACCGAAAGGCAGGAACAACCATATGACCGACACCCTGGACAGCCCCGAGCTGACGGCCGTGGGCGACCCGGTCGCCCCCGTCGCCAACCCCCTGATCCTCAACGACGCCTATTTCGAACTGATGGGCGTGAACCTGCGATGCACGGTCAAGCACCTGGAGGCGGCGTTCCCCGAGAACAAGCTGGTGACCATCACCAGCTTCTGCTCGGAGACGGACTACCCGGGCGCCACCAAGTGGCACCTGCGGGTGACCTTCTACCAGGACTTCACGGCCGGGTCGGTGTTCCAGACGCTGCAAGCCGCCTACCAGGCTTACGTGGCCAGCGGCACCCCGGTGGCCTGGAAGGCCCGGCCCTATTCGTCGCGGGTCGCCTCGGCCACCAACCCGATCATCTCCGGGCTCGCCATTCCCCAGCCCTTCATGCAGATGGGCGGCGACGCCGGGGCGGCGTCCGAGGTCGTCATCGACTGGAACCTGACCGGCCCGCCGTCGGTCGACAACGGCGCGGTGACGGCCACCGGGGCCACGGCCGGATCGCCGGGCTACTTCACCCCGACCGGCGCCACCGTCCCGGCCAACCTGACCGCCCTCACCGGCCTCACGGCCACCCCGACGGCGGCGTGGGCCGTCGGCCAGTACGTCATCACGGGCGACCTCGTGGCCAATCACTGGAGCGGGTCGGCCTGGGTGGCGGGCAAGGCATGACCGAGGTCTACGACGGGGTCGGCGCCGATGTCGTGCTGCCGACGCTGGTGGTCGTCCCCGACTCCTTCGCCGCCCGGCTGCCGTCCCAGCGTGTCCTCGACCAGATCGCCCGCCTCGAGCCGACGACGCCCTTCGCCGAGCTCGTCCAGTCCCAGCCGTTCCGTATCGTCGCCTTCCGGGCCCTGCTGCGCGACTTCCCCGACCGTGACCCGACGTCGCTCTGGCTGCACGCCTACGACTGCGAGGTCCAGGTCGAGACGGCGGACCCTACGAGCGGCAGTGGGCCGACGCCATGGCTGCCTTCTGCCGTTACTGGCGGCTGACGCCCGCCGAGGTGGACGACCTGGGCGACGAGGTCTGGGCGGCGATGGTCCGCTTCATGCAGGCCGACGCTGACGCGGTCAAGCGGGCCCAGCGCGAGGCGGCCCGCTGATGGCCGGTACCGGCCCGTCGATCCTCTTTCGGTTCCTGACCGACACCACGGGACTGTCGAAGGCGGCCACCGACGCCGGGACGGCCGGGCAGAGTGCCGGGGCCAAGATGCACGCGGCGTTCTCGGGCGTGCTGAACCAGCTCAACTCGACCGGCGTCCTCGGCCCGTTCGGCGACGCCCTCAACCAGACCCAGCAGTCGCTGGAACAACTGTCGGGGCACGGCAAAGAGACCTCGACCGTGCTCATGGGTATGGGTGCCGTGGCCCTCGGCGCCGGTATCGCCCTCCAGACGGCGGCGTCGAGCGACCAGCGCGCCCACGCCCAGCTGCAGGCGGCGGTGAAGGCGACGGGCAACAGCTACGCCCAGTACGCCGACCAGATCGACGCCGCGGTCAAGCACCAGACCAAGTTCGGCGACACGTCGGCCCAGACCCAGGACGCCCTCCGCAAGCTGACCACGGCCACCCACGACCCGGCCGAGGCCCTCAAACTGCTGTCGACGGCGACCGACCTGGCCGCGGCGAAACACGAGGACCTCTCGACGGCGGCGGGCCAGCTCGGGAAGGTCTACAACGGCAACACCAAGCTGCTGAAGGAATACGGGATCGAGGTCGACAAACACACCAAACTGACGGCCGACAACCAGACGGCGACCCAGGCCCTGGCGAACGTGCTGTCGGGCCAAGCGTCGGCCGCGGCGAACACCTTCAGCGGTCACCTGGCCGACCTGAAGGCCAAGGCCGAGAACGCCTTTGCCTCCTTCGGGACCAAGTACGGGCCCGACATCACCAAGTTCGGCGCCGTGATGACCGGTGTCGGCTCGACCATGAAGATCGCCAGCGCGGCCATCGGCTTCTTCAAGTCGACCGGGGACGAGATGTCAGCCGCCACCAAGGTGTGGACCGGCGTCCAGGCCGCCTTCGACGCCGTGATGGCCGCCGACCCGATCGTGTTGGTGATCCTGGCCATCGTGGCCCTCGTCGCCGCCATTGTCCTCATCGCCACCAAAACGACGTGGTTCCAGTCCATCTGGAAGGGCCTCTGCGACGCCATGACGACCGCCTTCGACTTCGTCAAGTCCGTCGTGATGGACGTTTTTCACTGGATCGAGAATTACTGGCCGCTACTGCTCGGGATCATCGCCGGGCCCATCGGCATCGCCGCCGGGGAGGTGGTCCAGCATTGGCAGGCCATAGTCGACGGCGCCCGGCGCGTCTGGTCCGACATCACCGGCTTTTTCTCCAACGCCGGATCGTGGCTGCTCGGCGCCGGGCGCGACCTGATCGACGGGTTCGTGCACGGCATCGAGAACGGGATCGGGGCCGTGGTCAACGCGGCCAAGCGGGTGGCCAGCGCGGCCAAGAACGCCGTCACCGGGTTCTTGCATATCTTCAGCCCGTCCGAGGTCTTCAGGGACCTGGGCCAGCAGACGGCGCAGGGCTTCGCCCTCGGCGTGACCGACATGACGGCCCACGTGACCCAGGCGGTCACCGCCGTCGTCTCGCCGCCGAGCCCGACGGGGGCGGCGACCGGCACGCCGACCGGCAAGGGCCGCAGCGCCCCGGCCGTGGTCATCGAGACGGCCAACTTCAACAGCGGCGTGGACCTCGACGCCCTCACCCGCAAAGTCACCTTTGCCGTCTCGGCGGGAATGTTCTGATGGTCTGCAATTCCCCGGTCATGCTCTACCTGCAGACGGGCAGCGGCGGCGCCCAGTTGAACCTCATGGACCCGACGGCGGGCTACGTGATCGAGCAGGTCGACCTGGGCTACCCCGACATCCGCGAGAACGCCAACCCCCGGGCCAACGCCGACGGCCTGCTCGACTTCACCAAGTTCAGAGGGGCCCGGGTGGTCAGCATCGTCGGCAGCGTCGTCCCCTCGTCCAAGGGCTCGCGCTCCAAGGCCCTCGACGCCTTCGCCCCGTACCTGGACCCGGCGACCCGAAACTTCCTCTATGTCCAGACCGATACCGACGTCCCGCTGCGCTACGTCAACATCCGGGCGTCGGCCTTCTCGGCCCCGTTCAACCATCCGAGCCTGTCGGCATTCTCGATCGCCTGGAAGGCGCCCGACCCGCTGATCTACGACTCGACCCAGAAGACGCTGCTGGCCGGGCGGCCCTACGACCTCACGTTCGACCGGCTGTACCCGCCGCCGTCCCAGCGCGCCGCCACCGACACCCTGCAGGCCGAGAACGACGGCACCGTGGCCGCCCGGCCGGTGATCGGGGTGCACGGCCCGGCGTCGGCCATCGTCGTCGGCGCCTCGTCGTTCCAGATCGCCCTGGCGTCGGGCTATGCGCTCGGCACCGGGGACCTGCTCTCGATCGACTGCAACGCCCGCACCGTGACGCTGAACGGGCTGGACGCCTACGGCGCCTGCGGCTGGCACCCGTCCGGGGTCTGGCCCAGCTTCCCACCGGGCGGGACCACGGCCCTGGCCCTGTCGGCCAGCGGCATCGGCACGAACACCGCCCTCGGCGTCTCGTGGAACGACCCGTATCTGATATGACCGTCGCCCCGCTCGCCGCGAGTGACCCGCCCTCAAACGTCTGGTGGCGCGTCGAGCTCTGGAACCGTTACCCGACGGGCGGCCAGGTGGCCACCCTGCCCGACGTCCGCAGCCGGGACCTGCATATGTACCTGTGGGACGCCGCCACGTTCGACTTCGTCATCGACGGCAACAGCCCGCAGGCCATCCAGCTCAAAGAACTGGTGCAAGACGTCGTGGTCTACCGCTGGGACCCGGTCAACCTCGTCTACGTCTGCTATTTCCGGGGCCCGATCGCCCGCATCGAAGACCAGCTGTCCGAGACGGTCCACACCGTCACCGTGCACTGCGCCGATTACCGGGCCATGTTCGGGCGCCGGGTGATCGCCGCCCCGGGCCAGGTCTACGACCCGGCGCTGGGCGTCACGGCCACCATCGACCAGGCCAACATGGTCAAGCTGAACGTCAACCAGACCCAGACCGGCAAGCACAACATGGGCGTGACGTGGGGCGGCGTGCGGAACCCGGACAGCTCGTACCGCTCGGACGCCGACACGGCGACCCAGCGACAGCGCATCGTCTACGGCGGCGAGCAGATCGACGCCAACATCACCGCCCTCGGCAACTGCGACGGCGGCTTCGAGTGGGGCGTCGAGCCGAACGACCCGCTGGCCAACGCCCAGCCCGGCGTGGCCTGGGTCTGGTTCCCGACCCGCGGCGTGGTCAAGCCGTTCGTCGCCGAGTATGGCGTGACCGTGACCAGCCTGACCCGCACCTTCGCCACGTCCGACTACGCCAATTACATCAGGGTGTCGGGCGCCTCGATAACGCCGATGAACGTCTCCGGGCAACCGGCCACCACGGTGCCGATCTTCTCGGCCAAGTCGGTGGCCGACGCCAGCGTCGGGCCCGAGGGCTACTGGGACACTGCCGCGTCCTACCCCGAGTCGAACCTGCAGACTTCGCTGGATGAGACGGCCGTCGGCCTGGTGGAGATACACAGCACGGCCGACCCCAGCTTCACCTTCAACATCATCCCGGGCCGCTGGCGCAACCGGGCCGACTTCTGGATCGGCGACACCATCGAGATACGGGTCGACTCGGGGCGCCTGCACGTGGAGGACGCCGTGCGGGTGGTCGAAATGGAATTCAACGTGGACGACGACGGCTCCGAGGCCCTCGCCATCACCACGGCCCGGCCCGATACCCAGTTCGCCGACATGTTCCAGGCCCACAGTCGCTCGATCGCCGCCCTGGCCCGGCGTTAGGGAGGACGCCATGACCCGCTATGCCCCGCTGTGGCAGCAGAAGAACCACTACCCGGCCAGCCTCGACCGGGTGCTGCTCAACATGATGTGGCCGACCGGCGGCGTGAACCAGGGCCTCGCGGCCAGCGCCGACTCGACCACGTTGGTGATCAAGATGTCGGCCGGTAATGCCGTCGTGCCGTTGACCGACGGGACCACGGCGCTGATCAGCTCCGACGGCGTCGAGCCGGTGACGCTGACCCAGCCGCCGGTGTCGGGGTCGAACCGTAACGACCTGATCGTGGCCACCGTGCGCGACTCGACCGTCGACGCCGGGACCAACGACGACTTCGTCTTCACCGCCATCGCCGGGGTCGTCAACGGCGCCGTACCGGCCACGCCGGTCAACAGCCTGGCCATTGCCTCGATCCTCGTGACCGGCGGCCAAAACTGGATCACCCCGGCCCAGGTGACCGACCGGCGCAAGATGCTCGGCCTGAACATTCCGCCGCCGCTCGGCGCCGGGGCACCGTTCGCCAGCTTCACCGATAGCAACGGCGAGGTCTGGGTGGCCAAGGGCGGCGTCAACGGCGGCCTCTACCGTAAGGCCACCTCGGTACTGCGGTCCCGGGTCTTCCGCTCGTCGGCCTGGACGCTAAACACCGCGGGCTATGTCCCGCTCGTGATGAACGCCGTCACGAGAGACGACTACGCCGTCTATGACACCACGAACGGCTTTTTTACCGCCCCCGTCGCCGGTTGGTGGCAGTTCGTGGTCATCCTCTCGGCCTCGGCCAGCGGCGCCGGGCAGTGGGTGCAGGCCGTGCTGGGCACCAACGGCACCACGCCCGAGGCGGGCTCGACCAACCACTCCGGCGTCGGCACCACGATGACGGCCGTCTGTGTGCAGACCACTTTTCTCAACGCGGGCGACCGGCGCTACACCCTGCAGGTGGGCTCGACGGCCCTGGGTGGCGTCGCCTCCGGTACGTGGACCTACGCCACCGCCAGTTACCTGGGCGCCGGGACCTGACCAAGGAGGACAATCCACGATGACCTATTTGACCGTGTCGCTATTGGAGATCGACCCCGACTTCCAGAATCGAACCCGGGCGGCGCAGACCGAGCAGGCCGACATCTTCAAGGACGACGCCCGCCCGCAGTTCACCGCGCTGGCCTCGGCGGTGCTGCGCAGCGACGGGCCGGTCAGCGCGTCCTTCCTGCGGATGCTGGCGGCGGCGCCCGGGTTCGCCGATGCTGCTGACGACGGCCACGGCGGCGTCGATTCGGCGCTGATCGAGGACGCCCAGATATTGAGCGCCGTACAGGCCGACTGGCCGACCATGGCCGGGCTGTTCTTCGACGCCGAGGGCAACCGCCTGGCGGGCACGGGCGGCCCCACGTAAGCCCTGCTCAACGCTTCGATCTAAGCCCCGCAAACGACCCGCCCGGACCCAGGTACCGGGGAGAACGCGAAGGAGACACCCATGCCCGACACCACACCCGACCACGAGCCGCAGCACGCACGCCCCGACGACGAGGTCCCGGCGCCCGACCCGGTCCCCGAGCCCGACGCCGAGCCGTCCGAGCCCTGGGGCCGCGACGATGACGTCGACAGCGAGGGCGGCGCGGCGTGACGCTCGACCGCGTCTGGCTGCCGACGGCGTGCTACTCCAGCCGCGGCGGGTCAGCGGTGCGGCTGATCGTGCTGCACACGGCCGAGGGCTCGACCACGATCGAGTCGCTCGGCGGGTGGTTCGCCAATCCGGCCAACCAGGTCAGTTCCCACACCGGAAGCGACGACAAGGTCAACACGGTCGGCGAGTACGTCAAGCGTGACCAGAAGGCATGGACGGCGGCCGACGCCAATCCGTATGCCGTCCAGATCGAGCTCTGCGGCTTCGCCGCCTGGTCGCCCGCCGAGTGGGCGGCGCATCCCAACATGCTCGACAACTGCGCCAAGTGGATCGCCGAGGAGGCGGCGGCGTTCGGCATTCCCATTGTCCGGCTGAACGCCACCCAGGCCCAGGACGGGCGCAGCCGGGGCGTCTGCCAGCACGTCGACCTCGGCGCGGCCGGTGGCGGCCACTGGGACTGTGGCGACGGCTTCCCTATGGATCAGGTCATTACCCAGGCCGTGCACGGGTCAGCCGGGCCCGCACCAGCCCAACGGAAGGGACGCACCATGATCGCAGCGACCGAGGACGGCCAGGGCTACTGGACGACCACCGAGGACGGCGCCATCTACGCCTTCGGCTCGGCCCAGAACAAAGGGTCGCCGTATGACGGGACGGGCGACGACCGCATCCAGGCCGGTCAGTCGGTCGTCGGCATCGCCGGTCACGGCGACGACGGCTACTGGCTGCTCATCAGCGACGGCTCGGTGTTCGCCTACGGCTCGGCGCCGTACAAGGGCCGCCCCGATCGGGCCTGACGTGGTCCCGGCCGTCTGGGTGGGGCTGCGGCGGCTGGTGCTGTTCGTGCTGGGCGTGGCGGTGATCCTCGACGGCCTGGTGGGCGCCAGCCCGAACGTGGGCCAGCTCATCGTCGGCGCCGTGCTGGTGGGCATCGTGCCGGTGGACGAGATGCTGTCCGACATCGGCCACCGGCGTCGGGACTGACGGGCGCCCAGCGCCCCAGACGGGATGGAGCACCGGGCGCCCGCCGCCGCCCACGGTACGGATCGCCACCGGTCGCGCTAATGGCACCAATGCAGGATTAGCGAGGGCTGTATAGGGTTAATGCGAGGGGGTGCCAGGGCGGCGGCAACGGGAATGGGTACCGCGTGAACCGCCTACCCTGGCCCCCCCCACCATCATCTGCCCGGGGACGGGTCCCCGGCAAACACCCGTTGGGTATTTCTGTGCCTAGGGCTAATCCCTAGGGACTAGGCCACGACCCGGAGGTGGCCGCGCCGGGTGGGCTCGGCCGGTGGCGTCGGCTCGGGGTCGCTGGTGTAGTCGCGGCCCGCCATGGCCGCCCGCATCCGGTCCAGGTCGCTGTGGCGCAGGTAGATGGCCGTGGTGGCCAGGTGCTGGTGGCCCAGCATCTCCTGCACCGTCCGCAGGTCTTTGGACGCCTCGAAGACGTCCGAGGCGCAGGTGTGGCGCAGCGCATGGCCCGAGCGCCCGTCGTAGGCCCCGGCCTTGATCCCGGCGTCGGCCATCCACCGCGACACGTAGTTGGACACGGCGGCCGGGCTTAGGTGCTGCCCGTACTGGCGCCGCCGTCCCACGATGAGCGGACCGGCGGCATAGCCCCGTTCGGTCAGCAGCTTCTCCAGGTGCTCGCCGACCTCGTCGGGCACGGGCACCATGCGCTCGTGGCCGCCCTTGCCCCGGATGAACAACGTCTGGCGGCCCTGGTCCCAGTCGGCCAGCTCCAGCGCGCCGACCTCGGCCGCCCGCAGCCCGCAGCCGACCATGAGCATCACGATCGCCCAGGCCCGGACATCGGGCAGCACCTCCAAGAGGGCCCGCACCTGGGCCCGCGACAGCGCCCGGGGCATCCGGCGCGGCTCGCGGACCCGGGGCACGCGGGCGCAGGGATCGGCCGTCAGGTCGCCCTCATCCACCAGCCACGCCGTAAAACCCTTTACGGTGGACAGGTAGGCCCGACGGCTGGCGGCGGCCACCTGGAGCGAACCCAGCCACCGCTCGATGCCCGCCCGGGTGAGGTCGGTCACCTTCGGACAGACGGCGACCAGCGTGACGAGGCGGGACCTGTGCAGGGTGGCCGACCGCGCCGATATCTCGGCGCGTGCCAGCCGCCCTCCCAGGTAGTCGGAGGCCCGAGCAGCGGTCGTCATCGTCTTCGATGCACTGCGGCGGGTACCGGTACCGCTCACAGTGTGCGCCCAGGCTTAGAGAACGCTGGGAAGAAACGGGCGTGCCGCCAAGTGTCACGGAACCGCCACAGACGCGCCCCGGGTAGATTGCGCGTATACCAGATGATAGACGCGCAATAGCGTCTGACCTGGGGCGATGCGGGGGCGTTCATTGGTGCTGCGGTCGGGGGGATTGTGACCACGTGCACGCACCCATTGCGGGTCCGCGTGGACATGGCGTCAAGTGTAAAGAGCCCGACACAATAAGGGTTGGCAGGGCTGCGACCAGGACTTGACGCCCGTCGCGGTTCCGTCATCCTGGGCAGTCATGCCACGCAAGCGAGGACACCCACCGGGACCAGTAGACACCGACCGGGCCCAGGCCGTGGTGGACCTCGTGGCCCAGGGTTGGTCGTTCCGCAGGATCGGGGACTTCCTCGGCGTCACCCGCCAGCGGGCCTACCAGATTTGGTGCCAGGCGACCGAGCCCGCCGAGGTGGTCGAGTGACCGAGCGACTGATCGATGCCACGACGGGCCTGACCGTCGTGATAGCGGAGCGCGATCGGTGGGGCGCCGTGAACTGTTCGCCCACCAAGTGCGTGGGCGCCAACCGACTGCGCCGCCTGCGGGGTGCATTGGATGCACGGGTCGGCGCAGACTCTGCTCGGATACAGCGTCAGGACGGCTGGCACCGTTACGACCTTCACCCCAGCACCGCCGCCGCCGTTCGCGCCTATGACAAGTCGGGCCAAGCCATACCCGCCGGGTTCCGGTTCGTCCTGGTCCCGCCGCGTAAACCACTGGGCACCCGGTCTGGTGAACGGCCGGGGAGTAACCGACGATCCGGCAAACGGCAGTCGGTGGCCACCCGCTCGCCGTCCACGCGAAGCCTGTTCGTGGAGCCGCCCCAGTGACCGCCACCGGCCTGGAGCTGGCCCGCCAGTCCGCCGTGGTCATCCCGGCGCCCGTGGCCGACGTGATCGGCGCCATCGACGCCTTCGAGGCCACCTGCCGCGGCGTGCTGCGCTCCGAGGACTGGCAAGTCGCGCCGGGCGGCCGGTTCGTGGTCCGCAGCGGCTGGCTGCGCCTGATGCTGGCCTATTCGCTGCTCGATCGCCTGCTCGACCGGGTGGTCGAGCTCACGCCGGGCGGCAACGTGAACCGGGTCACGACCATCGTCGTGGTCGAGGCGCAGAACGGGCGCCAGTCCACCGGGGTCGGCGTGGCCTCGCTCAAAGAGCGCTGCGGCCGGGGCTGCTCGCCGAACTGCAACGGCCGCAAGCACTGGACCCACAGCGACCACGACATCAGCGCCACCAGCCACACCCGGGCGCTGTCGCGGGCCATCTGCAACATCGTCGGCGGGGCGCCGTCCGATGACCTGATGAACCAGGACGACGACGGCTGGGACGGCGGCCACGATGCGGGCCCAGCGGTGCCCGACGCCGACCCAGATACGGGCGAGGTCATCGGCGTCACCCACGACGACGTCTACCCGCCGGGGCGGTTCGCGGGTGACTGACCACCGCGTCGTCGGCTCGGGCTCGGGCGTGAACCGCTCGCGCTGCTGGGTCCGGTGCTCCTGCGGTGAGTGGTTCACCGGCCGCACCTACAGCGCGGCGATCGAGCAGCACGTGAGACACAAAGGGGACGACCATGCAGCTGGGCCCGGTGTGCGATTGCGGGTACTCGATGGCCCAGCGGGCCGCCGTGGCACAGCGGGCCGCCGTTCGGGACCATCAGCGGGGCTGTCTGGTGTATCTGCGGGCCGAGCTGGAGCGCACCCGCGGCAAGCTGCGCGAGACCACTGACCCGCGCTATCGCAGCATCTGGGAGGCCCGGGTGCGCGCCCTGGTCGACCGGATCACAAGGCGCGAAGCCCGATGACGTGGTGGCGCATCGTGCGCGCCCGTCACCGGCTCCAGGTGGCCGCCCGGAGCGGCGACCCGTTCGTGGTGGCCCGAGCCCGGCGTTACCTGGCCGAGCTCACGGTGGGGAGGTGGTCGACGTGACTGACGCGACGCCCAGGCCCGACGAGCTGCTGGAGGCGGCGGCACTGGTTGACGACTGGTTGAACGACCCCGAACGTCACCAGGGCGTCCCGGTCCCGGCGATCCGTACCCTCGTCCGTGGTGTCGGGGCGACATGGGCCGCCGACCCGCACGACCTCCGGGCGTGGCGCGATGCCGTGCTGGCGGCGGAACTGCGCGAGGCGAGGCGGGACGGCCGATGAGCGTCCGAGCCTCCACCGCGGTCTGGGACTACTCCCAGGCTCCCAATATGACCGTGCTGGTCGTGGCGCTGGTCCTGGCCGACCACGCCGACCACGACGGCGAGGTCCATATCGGGATCGGCGCCGTGGCCGAGCAGGCCCGCGTGGCCAAGTCCACCGCATGGGAGGCGATCCACGCGCTGGAGTACCTGGGCGAACTGGCCCGGGTGCGACACGGTGGAAACGGCCGGGGCGATGCCAATACTTACCGGCTCCAGGTTGTGGATAACTTGTCCGTAAAGGGTCCGGCAGCCGGACCCTTAGACGGGTCGGTTAAGTATCCGAAAAGCGTCCGAAAAGTATCCGGGCTGTCGGACACAAAACGTAGTTACGTAGATACAACTAACGCGCCCGCGGTCGAAATTGTCCCGATGCCGCCACCGACGCCCCCGGAGGTGCTGCAAGAGAAACTCGCAGACCTGCGGTCGCGGCTGCCGAAGGGCAAGCACCGGGGCCGTCGATGACCCGCACCAACACCGCCAGCCTGCGCGTGGACATCGAGCCCAGCGTCGGGCCCGACGGCCGCCCCGAATGCGAGATTTGCCACGGGAAGCGGGGTCCGCTCGATCCCGACGCCCCGGGCACGCTCATCCTGGCTGTTGGCTGGCTGATGAACCGGGCCGGAGGTGGCGCCCACGGGGTCACCGACCGCCGCGACCTCGGCCGGTTCCGCCACAAGGCCTGCCACCAGTTCGGCGAGCAGGAACCGCTATTCGGTGACGGATGACCAGTGCTCCGACCGTCGGCTCGCTGTTCACCGGCATCGGCGGTATCGACCTCGGCCTGGAACGGGCCGGGTTCGATGTCCGCTGGCAGTGCGAGCTCGACCCCTACTGCCGCCGGGTGCTGGCCCGCCATTGGCCCGGTCTGCCCTGTTACGAGGACGTGAGAGAACTACCTGATGACGTGGGACCAGTTGACGTTGTGGCCGGTGGGTACCCCTGCCAGCCCTTCAGCCTCGCCGGAGGCCGACAAGGTGACAGCGATCCTCGGCACCTCTGGCCCTACTTCGCTGACGCCCTTCGCCGACTACGACCCGGCCACGCACTGCTGGAGAACGTCCCAGGGCACCTTTCACTTGGCTGGGATGGAGTGCTCGCCGATCTGGCCTCGATCGGGTATGACGTCGAATGGACGTGCATACCAGCGGCCGCCCTCGGTGCGCCTCACCTCCGATGGCGATTGTTCGCCGTGGCCCACGCCGAGCGCTGTCAGCTACGGATCGAACCAGGGCGGCGCAGCGGGCCGCGTCGGGCCCGTGCGACCGTCTTTGGAGACAATGGCGAAGACGGGGCTGTGGCCGACGCCGACGAGGCATGGGAACACGAATCGAGCCGACCTGTCGGCGAAGAGTGGCGATGGGTTGCAGACGGCAGTTGGTGGACCGTTGAACCCGACGTGGGTCGAGTGGCTGATGGGGTTTCCGACCGGGTGGACCGACTGCGGTGTCTCGGTAACGCCGTCGTCCCGCAGGTCGCCGAGTGGGTCGGACGGCAGCTGATGGCCCACCTTGTGAGCATCGAGCCGGGGACACGGCCCGCACACGTGGGAGGTGAACCAATGTCTGCAACGGTACGATCCGCCGCGTCCCCGGCTGGGTGGTCGACATGACATTCATCGTCGCCGTCATCGCTATCGGTGTCGCCATCACGGCGATCGGGTACGTGCTGACCAAGTACGGCGACAAACACCGATGACCCTTCGCACCATCAGCTACGGCGGCGGCGTCCAGTCCACGGCGATGCTCGTGCTGGCCGCCACGGGTCGCATCGACTTCGACGTGGCCCTGTTCTGCAACGTGGGCGAGGACGCCGAGCACCCCGACACGCTGCGCTATGTCCGCGAGGTCGCCATGCCCTACGCCGCCACCAACGGCATCGAGGTGGTCGAGCTGCACAAGGTTCGGGTGCGCGGCGCCCATAAGGGCCCCGAGAGTCTGCTCGACCGTCTGACCCGGCCCGAGTCGATGAGTCTGCCGATCCCCGTTCGCATGTCCAACGGCGCGCCCGGTAACCGTGGGTGCACGATCACCTACAAGCTCGAAGTGATGGCCAAGTGGCACAAGGACCACGGCGCCACGCCCGAGCATCCGGCCACGGTGGCGATCGGGTTCTCGACGGACGAGGCGCACCGCGTCGAGCGGGCGCAACCCCGAGCCTGGGAGCTCGTGACCTATCCGCTGCTCGATCTGCGCCTGAACCGCGACCGCTGCATGACCGTCATCCGCTCGGCTGGCCTGCCGGTGCCCGGTAAGTCGTCGTGCTAGTTCTGCCCGATGCACTCGCCGCGGACGTGGTCAGAGATGCGCCACGATCGGCCCGACCTGTTCTGGTCATCGGTGGCGCTGGAACGCCTGCTGAACGACCGCCGCGACAAGCTGGGTAAGGACCACGTATACCTGACCCGCTACAACCGGCCGCTCGACCAAGCCATCGGCGAGGCGCAACCCACACTGTTCGACACCGACGACGAGGGCGGCTGCTTGTCGGGCGTCTGCGGTCGCTAAGGAGGAAAGTCGATGACCCAAGCCGACACCCTGCGAAAGTTCTTCGTCGTCTGTGCCGCGGTCGCCGCCATCGTGCTGGGCGTCGTGGTGTTGGTCGGCACACCGGACAACGCGCCCGATCTGCTGGCTGGTGCTGGCATCGCGGCCGGTGCCGGTCTGCTGGCGCTGCTGCTGTGAAGACGACGCACGACCCACGCATGAGCACGTGGCGATGGCGACGCGTGCGGTTGTACGTCTTGGAACGTGACCGGTGGGTCTGTCAGATGCAGCGGCCAGGGTGTCGAGGCAAGGCCGACACCGTCGACCACGTACTGCCGAGCTCGACGCATCCCGATCGATTCTGGGAACTGTCCAACCTGCGGGCGGCGTGCGGTCAGTGCAACAGCTCGGCCGGTGGTTCGATCAGTCCGACGGGTGGGCGCTACCGCACCAGCGTGGCGCCGTATGAGTCGAGGCTATGAAGCGTCGGACATCAGCACCGGGCGCACCGTGCCACGTGGTGGTCGATCACGTGGCGCTGTGTGGTGAGCGTGATCCGTTGCCGGTGGTCAGTGTTCGGTTCGCCTGGTGTCACGTCGTGGGGTACGGGCGCGTGCTGTGTCCACGGTGCGCCGCCACCCTGGTGCCGTAGTGCTGGGGGTGTGGTCTGTTCCCTCTAAGACGGGTGGCAGGTGTGTTGTCGACACCCGGGGGGTCGAGGCCACCTCGTCTCGTCATCCCCGCGCCGGCGCGTCGACTGATGACCGGCCCCCCCCGACTTTTCTGGGCGGCTGGGACTCCCACACGAC